TGACGTAAGTAAAAAGTTTTTTCGAGGTTTTCCGGGAGAGCTGTGAACCTCCTCTTCCTCCCTTTTTTCAACTGAGTGTAGAACTCTTGTGCAACGTCTTCTGGTCTGAAAGAACTAAATTCCATATCCACTTCTCCTGCCTGGTCGATATAATATGCTTTCGTATCTTCCGGGTTTGGTGGTTTATAGAAAAAGGAATCTTGATTATACTTCTTAGCAATTTCAAGTCCCAATGCTTTCAGTGCCTCGTGATCTTTTCCAATGTTTGGTCTAGCAACGATAATAATGGAATTTTCGGGTTTATCTGTATCGACAGATGTTTCCTCTCCAGAATCTTTATCAACAACTTTTTCCTTATACCCTCCGAAGGCAGGAATGTAACCAAAACCGGAACCACGAACTGCGGCTACCATCTCTTTGTAGTTTTGGTGGTTTATTTTATCTTGCTCTGCTGATTCTTCAGCTGAACAGGTATTACCACCGGAAAGACCTTTCTCTGCTTCGCAAGTTCTGTCACTTGTGACAACGATAAAACCGTCATCGACATACTTGGTAAGCACACGGGTCATATCTGCTTCATTTAACTGTTGCAGTCCATAATCACCAGTATACTCTTTCCATTTTTTAAACCACTTCATGATTTAACCTCGCACAACACATAGTTTGCTTGTAATAAATAGTGAGTTTCACCATGAATCTCCACGTCACGGAGCATGTTGGACTCCGCAACTATAAGTGAACCCTCACTAATTTCTTCTGCCACTGACTGGTGGACTTTTAACACTTTTGCCACAATGTGACTTTTCATTGGTTTGTAGTCGTCAGGGAGCAAAACTTTTGATGTGTCCTGCTCGTCATCGATCAACTCAACCAATAGATGCCTGTTCTTTGGATAGATCTGCATCATACACCTCTCTTCACGACATCGTAGAGATCTGCTAATTGATCCCAATCTGTCTCATCCTTAATCATGCGATATGCTTTCATCGCAAGTTTAATCTCATCTTTATCCAACCACCCATTTTCAACATAGTTGGTCTTCAATTCCTTTTTCTGTTCCTTAAAAGGCTCCAATGCTTCATCGATGGAGGCAACGGATTTGATATAATTTAAAATACGATCCTCCTTCGAGACACTGTTCTCCTCATTTTCTTCTTTCGTTACCAATCTATACTTAGCCATTCTTTCCTCCTATTTGATCTCACAGGCACCACCCGCACATGCGAGTTCACCTGAAAGGTTGGTATTGTCATCGTCTTCGACCACAAAACGTAAATCGATAGACTTCAATGATTTTATCATAGTTTCATAAACATTTTTATCACAATCTTCAAATGGTGCCTGAACATAAGTTCCACCGTCATAGGGAAGAATCGATAATCCATTATAATGATCTCTGTTTTCCCACATCCACTCTGCAACATTGTCCCACTCGTCCTCTTTCACAGATACGGTGGCAGAGATGTTGTGAGAGTTTTGCCCTTTCTTGTGGCCTGGTTGAACCCAATTTTGGTTAAACCACTTTACTCTCTCAAGCAAGTCGTGGGAACTCTCATGACGAAGAAGAGAACCTTTTGGTGCTTTTTGTGGAACACTAATCACAGCTGTGTCGTGTGGCCTAAAGAACTCATCCTCGACAAGTTCTGGGTGCCACTGGGAAAGATAATCGTAGATTGCCTCATTTTTTCCGACTCGAATTCGTCGAATATAGTAATCGTTATGCCATGCATGAATACCGGAACTACACCCCAATGCCAAGGAAGATGTTCCCGCAGGTTTGATCGTAGTTACTCTCGCAGCAGGCTTAATGCCGATCAGTGACGCAATTCTCTTGTTCTCTTCCTTTGCCGCGGCAGCTGCCGATTTCAAATCATATTCTTGGGCACGGCCAGAACCGATGCCTGTCATGCCGACACCAAGAAGTGCATCCTTTTCTGTTGTCTTTTGCCATATGGATCTAAGATAATGAAAGTCGGTGTATCCTGCTTGCAATGTCCCAATGAGTGCTGCTGCTTTGGTTCTCTGCTCCAAGTCCTCTTGGCTCTCAATGTTAGATACATTTACTTCACAAAGGTTACAAAATTGATAAGGACGGAGCCCGATTTCACAGCAGGGATTCGTGCCCCAATCCTTATCATTAGAAAGATAGATTCCAGGTTCCCCACTATTGGAGAATTGTATCTTCTTCCATAAATTCATAAAAAAATCTTTCTTCACCTGATGGCGAAGAAGGACGGCACTATTATTTGCTCTGCCTCGCTGTGGGTTTGTTTCCCACCAATTGCCGTATTTGCAGGAAATCATTTCTTCGTCGTCAGCAGAAAATAGAGATATAAGAGCAGCACGACGGATACCGCCAGCAAGAACCGCATCTGCAAGGTGGCAGACAATATCGTGAACTTCAATTGACGTAAGTTGATCACCATCTTGCTTCTCGTTTAAAATTGATTTGATTTGTCGAATACATATCTTTAATGGTTCTGGTCCCGGTGCTTTGCCACCTGATGTAACTAGCTTTGAACCCTTGGCACGAATATCGGAAAAATCAAATTTCAGTTCGGGTCCACTGTGGAAATAAGACTTCATAAGATACTTTACGGCATTGGCCCAACCCTCAATAGAATCATTGATCAAGAATCTCTTCCTCTTGTCTTTACAGGGTTTGTGAATGGGTGGCAGTTTCTCTACATGGTGCCTCTGGACCGAATATCCGACGCCAGTGCCGCCAAGAAGAAGAAACAGAGTTTCAGCAAATGCTCTCCAATCATCGATTGGCAAAAATGCACAGTTATAGATACGATTTGGAGAAATCTCAATAGGTTTTCCACCGAATTGTAAGGAACGCATTGATGGCAAGACCTTTTTGTCATAAACAAACTGGTATGCTCTTTCTATTTCGAACTTTAGTTCGGGGTATTTTTCTTGATGCATCTCTTTATTTCTCGTTACTATTTCTTCCCAGGTTTCTCTTCTACCCAGATCGTCCCTATACCTTGCATACTTCATAAACACTGTAATATCACTCAAGATACTTGCTGCTACTTCTTCGGTGGTGTCGGCCATTTTTTATTTCTCCCTTTAGGTGGTTTCATGTTGTTTGTGTTTCTTATATTTCTCTTTAAGATTCTTCATCTTCTCTCTAGCACTCTCTTCAACAACAGCTGCAATAGTCTCTCCTCGATTTGGCAATACTCTCATTTCAACTTTTGAGGTGTCGATTACCATAGGATAAACTATCCCATCAATGCCATTGCGGTTTTTTGCAATGAACATTCTTCCCTGATTGTTGTTTTTGTCTTCAATTGTTCTTGAAATTGTGCAAATAAAGTCTGCAACAAAACATTTACTGAATGCTTCTGATATGGACTCCATCGTGATAACTTCTGCATTGAGTCCGGCTCTGTTGGTCTGAGATGCCGTCCATAACGGACAAGTAAACGCCTGTGCAATGCCACGCAATTCTTCGTAGATAGATTCCAACTCATTCCTCTTTTCTCTCTGAGCAGACAAAGGTCTTAATAGATCCCCATAGTCAACGATTATCATATCTACCTTTATGCCTTCTTTGTCTCTCAAACTTTCTAAATGATGAGTAATGGTCTGGGTAGTCGCAGACTTTGTTGGGTACTCTTTAACTATTAAGTTGCCAAGAGAAAGGGAAGTTATTTTTTCATAAATCTCCTCTTTTAATCCGTACAGAGATTTCAAAGTAAATCCCGTTATAGCAGCATCGTATCTCGATGCAACAACTGTGTCCATAAGTTCTAAAGTATAATGTACGACATTTAAACCATTTAGCATAGCTTGTGCTCCGAGATGAACAAGTGCCATTGATTTACCGGCTCCTGTTGGGGCAATAACTACACCCAATTCTCCTCGGCCAATTCCACCGTGGGTGATCTGATCTATTTCGTCCCAACCGGACTTTATTGGGTTTCTGGCCACCAATTCAAATCTTCTTTCAAAATCCTTCATATAATGATACCCACTATCATTGACACTACCCAACTTGAAGGCAACATCTATTTTGTCCTTTATCTTATCGAAGGACTCATTATCTTTTAGCATTCTTGCCGAGGAGATAAATCCCTCTTTAATCTTTTGACGGCGGCAGAAAGTCAGTGCTTCATCTTTTACATACTCGTGCCCGTTCTCCTGTCCCATACCTGAAACAATAGACGCAAAGAAATTTCTAACCCTGCCCTGTATGATGTCGCTCTCTTCTGAGAGCTTAGTTCTGAGAACTGCCTCCATCGTGTCTTTATCGGGATGCTTACTGTACTTTTCCTTATACGAATACACCAGCTTTGCAAATACTTGCAAATACTTAGATTCAAAATAATTTATATCGATCACTTCACCGATCTGGTCTGCGAATGGCCTATCTTCAAAAATTACTTTACATAATTTTTCTTGAAATGATTTTCCGAAGTGGGAGAATGAAATATTTTGCTCATGACTCATTTTTCCTCCCTATTCTGATTCGGTTAAAGAACGTAAAAAGATCGTTCCATGTAACAACATTTATACCATCTTCTATCATCATTTTTAAGATTTTTGTTCTGTTTACCGTTTTAGGATAGTTTTCAATAGAGTATGAGATTTTCTGGATTGTCTGATGTGAGATATTCGGAGAATACAGTTGCATCATGCGATAATTCTTGCTCAGAACCTCAGAATGATCCCTGATTTTGTCATAAAATGCTACTCCCTCGTTTTGCCAACAATACTCTAAAATCTCAGAAATTGAGGAAGATTTTTTCTCGGCAAGGAAGGCAAATCGCTTTGCAATTGTTTTTACCCCTACGCCGGGGATGCCAGCTAGGTTATCCGACTTGTCACCTGCCATTGCTCTTGCTATAGCAAAGTTGTTGGGGTGAATACTGTGTTCTTCCAAAATACTTTTGGTGTTTACATAAACCTTCTTCATCGGCTGGTAGATTACCGTCTTGTCATTGCAGCATTGCAGGAAGTCTCTATCGGATGAAATGATTATCTTCTGGTGTTTCTCGAACTCTGGCATCTGTGTTAGGTACGCAATGATGTCATCTGCCTCTACCTGCTCGACGAGGAATTGGCACACGGGCATCTCATTTAGGTACTGTATCAACCTTGTTTGCTGCCATATTTTGTTGACCATCTCCTGCTTCTCGTCCAGGAGTCGCACGTTGCGATTTAAACGCACTGGTT